AAAGAAAGCTAAGCTAGAACATTATGAGCAGAACTATTCAACTGTCTGTTGTTCACTTCCTCGATGTGATGAAGTTCCACAGATACTTCAATGTGGTGTCCGAGAGGTCAGCCTTGGAGTACGGAGAGGACTCACAACTCAAACTGCCCAACAACACCATCGAAACTTCCAGCATGTCGAGTTACGATGAAACCTTTGAGGAGCTGGTGGCGTACGATCTAGGAGGGAGTGGTGACTGCTTTTTCAGAGCACTGAACTTCTCTCTTTGGGCTGAAAACAGAACTGGTATGAAATACAGCATCTTCAGTCCAAAGGCTTGGTACAACTATCTTTCATTGCCCGACATGGCCTACATCACAGATGAACACATCTTCTCTGTTTGTCACAGGCTCAGGGTTACTATAGTCATTTACTCTGTCCAAACAAATATCATGACAATTCAGAGATTCGGTGCGTATCCTTCAGAGGTGAGGTTGGTTGAACTGAACCATGAGCACTACGTGTCTGTTCCGAGACAGTCCAAGCCCGTCTTAGCATCCTTAATAAGGAACGTGATGATGATGGAGCCTCCTGTTTTTGATTTTACAGACAGGATGCAGCTGACAGTTGGTTACAAAAAGAGCTCTTCAGAGAACATCCTTCAAGTTGAAACGTCTTCGGTGGAATCTGAGGATAAGCATTCAGAACAAGGATCTGCCTCTGATTCAGAGTCGGGCTCTGAGTCAGATTCAAGCACAGGTGAAGAAACCCAAGTGGAAAAGTCGCCTTTTGTGGAGGAGAACGACCCTAGATACAGAGAAGAAGTGACCATAGACTACTTCATCAAATTTTGTCACTCTGTGGCATCAATAGTGAAACAATCACTAAAGTTGAAGGATGTTGATTCAAAGCTCTACTACAAGCTCAGACACAACCTATTCAAAACCTACTGCCTGTCAGCGCTTGGAATATCCAGCACCAAAGAGTTACCTTTCAGCCACTTCAAGGAGTTGGGCCTGGATTCGATGAGGACTCCTGATTATCTGGCACCATTCAACGACACCTTCATTCTACTGGAATTCACAGTGGCCAACAGAAAGGAAGCTGCACTGATCAGCAAAGATTACTTCACCAAGTACCATACGGAGATAGAGGCCACAGATAAGGTCATCAGGGATTATTATCTGGTTTTCACATTGGACTCTGACATGGAGGATGTTGTTGCGATTCTGCAAGAAGTGTCAACAATTTCTGGGTTGTCTTTGAGCCCACATTACGTGGAGGAGCTGGAAGATGTGTCAAAAACCATCAAAGCGGTTACAGCTTATTTCAACGATTTTTGTCCGCAGATTCTGTCTATGAATGTTGACCAGAAGCCTGTGGAGAATATGCCTTCACCTATAGACATCCCTCCTCTTTTTAATGAGGTCAGGAACGTCAGGGGTAAGAAGGCAGTCAGAAAAGTCAGAGTGAACAACTTGGTCATGAGGTATCAGAGAAGACTACTCATTGACATCCGAAAGAGACCAGACTACGGCACTTACAAGATTGTGGTTAATTTTGTGACAAGTGCTTGTTATATCAGAGATTTCTCAAATGGCCTGTCTAAGGATCAGTTAGTCAACATCCTAGAGTTGGGCTCTGTCCCAGAATCCTGTGTGGAGGTTGTCGGAGATTACTATGTCGAGAGCACCATATTCAAAAACGTCGAAGCTCTGCCAGATGAAATTGAGAGAGAACGTGATGAGATTGTTTTCACAGACACCAGCGCGTACGAAAGTCAAATTTACTCATCGCTGCATAAAAATCCCATGATTACATTAGCCGATAAGCAGACCTCTAAGTTGCATCTGGAAGCACAGAAATTATACATGGAAACCGTCACAAGTCTGAACACAGACAGGGTGCAGGTGTATAAGAGCTCCCCGTTCATATTCTACCCTTGTAATCAATTGTCCAAAGGCGAATTCTATTTAGAATTAGACACTAACAGCTTCATAATTAACATAATGCTCAAGGCAGCCTCTGGCAAATCTGTTCCTCAGTCCAAACAGATAGATAGAACAGTAGACTATGGCCGTCTGGATGCGCTGAATACAAAGACTGCGGTTATGGGGAGAGTCCTCAAGCAAAAGTATAAGGCCAACTTTAAGCTATATTCTAGAATGAGGCCGCAGAAATTCGAGGAGGCTCTGGCAGGAGATGACACCCTGAAAGACTTTGCTGAATACAGAAAGGTTCTCAATGACTATTCCGACGTAGTCATTGAAAAGACAAGAACGGCTTACAAGAACAGAGTCAGGATAAACCTGAAGATGGATTCAAGATGGGAATCTGAGACAGAGCATTTCCGTAAGCCCACAAACGTTCATAGGATAGTGTCTGGGTTGGATCAAGACGAAATTAGAACCAACTATAGGATATTGTTGGACGAGCTGCTGGACCCTGTACAGCACCGAACAACAGATGCTGTCATGTCTGAGACGGAGCCTTTAGGTGGCACCTTAGCAGACAACTGCCGTCAAATGAGGACTGTGTTGGATGAATATGAGTCAGACTTCCGGAAAACTTTACTGGGTCACAGCACATTATTGACTTCTCAGTTGTGTTACTCTCTGATGTACTACTCAAATATAAAGTTGAATAAGGACGATTTTATGTATGACAACCTTGGCTACAAAAATGTCTTATTGGTAGTCAAAGGTGGTAAGAAGATCAGGTCGACCAGAGTCAGCAGATTCTTCAGATTTCTGTTTCCCATCACTGCCGCACAATCTAAGGTTTGTGAATCTCACACAAACAGCATTATAGAAAAAGATGGCCAAAAATACCTATTGACCCCGTGGAGGATGTTAAGGATGGCCTACCTTAAGAAAGGGTTTGAGCTATATCACAATGTCGGCTGCTACTATATCAGTGCCAGATCAGAATACAATCTCGATGCTGTGTCTGTAAACCACTTCATAAGCATCAAGGTCCTGCTTATGTTTTCACAGAAGAGGTCCCTGGAAGTTTGGGTTTCGACACTCAGGTACATTTACCTTAACAGTCTGGGTACGCACACTGATCTTCTTTCACTCATCCCGGATATGGCGATTCGTGACAGTGATAGCTTAACTTTCCTACTCCAGAGGTGTTTCTGTGACGCTTTGCCTCAGATCTACAAGCATGCTCAAGAGAACAAATTATATGACATGCTCTGGTGCGATAGCATAGATAATTTCGACCTTGCAGCAGAGCGGTTTGAAGAGAGCCAATTTATGGCTAGATCTCCATTCAATCCTGTGGCTGAACATCTAAAAAATTTGAAGTCTGTTTTGGACACCCATGATTATTTCATGTCTAAGGTTGGTACCAATGACCCCTTGGAGATACTAGAGAAGACAAATGTGACAGTTTGCGACAACTATTATAACAAGCTTGAAGAATGTGATTTCAACTTCGACGCAAAAGCTTCCTTCATTGTAGGGGACTACTGTGGGAAATATGTCTCCACCACATTCAGCAAAAATGATCTGATTGAAGAATTCAACAACATCATGTCAGAAACATATACTCAGGTCGCTTCTGGGAAAGGTATGAGAGACACTGAGGGGGTCTTCTGGGGTCAGAAAGGTTATGATGTTGTCTTTTCCAAGATGGAGGTGGATGTTCCCAAATTGTTGGACAATTTCCCTAAGAGACCAAGTGACTTTTCAAAATGCTTAAGTGAACATGAGGTTGACTTCTTCAAAAAGATTTCAGAATTGGCCAATCATGACCTGCTGTTTGACATGAAAGATAAGGAACAGTATAAGGGTTCGAGGGAGATTTACGTTATGACTGAAACCACTAAGATACTGCAGAATCCTATCGAGAAGTTCTTCAAGAAGTTGTGCAAAGCTTTGCCTAACGAGCTGATTCACAAACCTAGTTCTAGCAGACCCAAATTCATCCATAGTAAAGTGTTTGAACATGAATACCAGAGTAAGACAGTCATGTATTGCACCATGGACTGCAGGAAATGGGCACCAAGGTCGAATCTTTGGAAGTATTATTTCTTCGTCAAGGGCATGTCGAAGTATCTACCAGAAACCTTCGTCTCATTCTTTATGAGCTTCTGGGGCCTCATGTTCAAGAAGAGAATTAGAATTCAAGCTAGCTTTGTTGAACTGCTGAGGACTAATGAAGGGTACAGACATCTGGTTGACAAATACCTCATTAAGTCCAGTGAGGATTCATATGATCTGTTGATGCCATATAGTTTCATGATGGGGATATTCAACTATCTGTCGTCACTCATGCATGCTGCGTCACAGCTATATTTCACTGAGAAGATAGCAGATAGGTACGGGGCTACATGCAACTTCTTGGCACATAGCGACGACAGCGGTGGTATCATCGTATCGGATAATTACCAGAAATGCACTCACGTTTTCTCAATGTATGAGAAGTTTCAGAGGAGCTTGAACCACCTCATGTCTAGAAAAAAGTGTTGCCTGTCAAAGAGGAGTTTCGAGATGATTTCCATTATGTACAATGACAGACGATTCATTCCCATGGTGCATAAGTTCATCACGAATGTATCCTTCGACCCTAGCGGATCTGGATGGTACTCAGATATTTGCAATGTTGTCAGCAAAGTTGTGGACTTGTACAACAATGGTGGTAGTTTGCTTCAATGTTACTGCATGATGCTTTCGATATCTGAACTGTATCGCAAAGCCTACCATCTTCCCAGAAATAATATGCTATCTCATACTCCATTATCTTTAGGTGGTGTCTTTAACATTCACCCGATACACTTGATTATGGTAGGTAGTGCTTCTCATGAGTGCCTGCTAGATTTAGTTCAGACTGAGGAGGAGAGATCCAAGAGAATATCTTTCTATGTCACTCTATGTGGCGACTACTCTATAGGCATTGGATCCAAATTGAGCTACAGGATCCCCTATTACAAAAGGCACAAAGATGCGGTTGTCCTCGACGAGACCCAAAGACCCAAACTTGAGGCAGTCTCAGCTTTGCCGTACAAAACTACTCTAATGGATTATCTGAAGCACATCAACAGGTTGTTCGAGCCCAAATATGTCTTTAGCTTGACAGGCGTGGATGTCAACCAGATAGCTTTGTCTACCTTGTTTTACACAACAGAGGTCTCAGGGTTGGCCGGTGTGAGCTATAAGCTTAGGGAGGTCCTATCGTTGTACCAGGCTTCATTCTTGTCTGATCGTGTCCATTATTACAGGCATGAGTATCCGAAGTCAGGCTACTCGAGTTACTTCAGGCAAGTAGAGTCCATGAAGTATGACTTTGACAAAGTTGTTGTGGATTCCACAAAAGCTTGTAAGCCTGTTAGATACAACACCATCGAAAACTTCGGGTTAAGGCTGTCGCAGGAGAATATGATGATATTGTCTGCAATTGAAAAATGGTCTGGGATCAAAGATGTGCTCACCAACAGTGAGAAATATGACGCAATGAAAAGGTTTTGTCTAAGAGCCTTACCGGGGTCCATCGAAGATAAGTTAAGCTACCTAAAGAATTTCGATCCGTCTGAGAAGGAGGACAGGGTGAGATCAGGATACTTATTCATACCCAGCAATGTAAGGGTAGATAATGTGTCAAGATTCTTTGCCTGTTCTATGCTGTATACAAGTAGGAGGTATCAGATTTCAAAACAAAAGCCGCAGATGTTCACTCCTTCTGACCTGAACAATTTCGATAAAGACAATGCTGATCTGCAACACCTTTCCATATGCTACAAAATCATCCAGAGGTCTAAGTGTACTGAGTCTGATTACTCAAGGTTGCAGTCTTCAGTAGCAGGGTGCACAACTTGTAGGAACAAGGAGGAGTCTGAGCTAGATCTGAAGATAATGATAGAGATGCAGTCGAAGCCAGAGTTTGAGGATTTTTATTCAGACTTACCTTATGTCGATTACGTCACCACTCAGACTAGAGGGACCAATGTTTGGTACTCCAGCTGTGATTTCGACATTGTGACTAAGTTCGGCACTGTGGAGTCTAGATTCAAGGAGGGCAAAACATATACCACCTGGAAAATTGCAGATTCCAATAATTTACCTAGACTTTGGCAGTATTATACTCAGGTATGCAAATCCAGAGGTATAGGCTACAGTGGTTTCACTTACTCAGACACTGGGTTCAAATACCCCAAGCTGGCCTTCAATAGCTTTGAGTCTCCATATGTGCCTGCATTGTACTCAAAATCTTTGGTGCTACCGGACAGCAAAGTACTGCTAGGCAATGTGCAGTACAGAAAAGTGCATAGGAGGGGCAGTGGCTTCTACACTGAATCAAGACCAGTTGACTTCTGCCTGTACTCAGTCTACGATGTCAATCAGCTTTTCTTTGATATGCATTCACTAAGCGGCATTAGGTCACTCTTGTATGATCTGGAATTCGATATCCCAAGGGAGGAGGTGCTGAAGAATTTTACCTCAAGTAAGCTGTATCATGTATTGATGAATGATGACTGTCATGTGAGTAGTCTGAAGGACAAGTATCAGAGGAATGGTTTCCTGGGTCAGCCTGGCTCCTTGACGAGGGCTTTAGTTATTGCCGATGAAAGAGGAGAAACTAGGTTCAGGAGCAGTTACAGTCCTCAGTACTTCACCAAAGGTGTGATTGAGTTTGACACAGTCGAAGGGGTACCTGTTGTAGACATGTTTGAGAAGCTTTCTATGTCTAGGTTGACTACCTCTGAAAGACACTCCTTTGGCAAAGCTATGGAAGGTCTCACACTGTCTAGCATTGACAAACAGAACCTCATCAGAGTGAAAAATAAGATGGGTCTTGAGAGCTTGGGCACGTCAATCACTCTGTATAAGCATGTCATGAAGGGTATGATGGCCAGTAGCACCCATTTATTGCCTGACACGACTGTCCTGGACATCCTAAAGCTAACTCTTGACAGCATCCACTCCTGCATGGCTGAATACCCTAGGGAAGGCATTTCTTCACAGTATTGGGGGAAGCCAAAGAGTTTCTGGTCTGTTTTGAAGTCAATCATAGAGAGTAAACTCGACTATGGTAGCGTCCCCGAACTCTTAGCACAGGGGCTAATCAGGGCTAAGAACGACAATCAGGATAGGTTCTGGCACGGCATTAGGGATGACCCACTGCTTTCCTGTCTAATCATCAACAATCGCTATTACGGCAATTTAGTCCTGTTCATACGGGGCATGATGGCGAAACCCAACGTAGAAGCCAGGTTCCATGAGCTGTTGTATGACGGAAGCACACCTAAGTACAGGCACCTTGCCCTATCGAAGAATTATTACCGAGATATTGACGTAGATGCAGATGACGTGAACGACATCTATATGTATGAAGGTGAACCCCTAGTAATGAATGAGATGGCATTGGACATGTTAACTGCTGGTGACACTATAGAGGACTATGAAGATGAAGCTGACAGTGACGGAGAGTTAGCTGAGAGAGAATGGGAAGGAGACAGACTCAGGTACACTCTATTTTGTAGAGAGGATGTTAAGAAGGCCATGCAGGAAACCGCACTCAGTAATTTTAAGAGTATCACTTTGATGTCGGCAGTAGAGTTTGTTTGCTTCCCATGGCTAGGCAAAGGAAGGTACGAGAAGAAGAATGTCAGGGGTATGGACTTCTATGTTAGCAGTTTCCCAGGTGAAGATGACTTTCCTCCACAACTGAAGAAGAATATTGTCAAAGTCGAGACCCGAGAGTTCAGAGAACTAGCCAAACTAGACCAGACCACTGTAGAGAACATTTCGAAGACCAAATACATCCCCAAAAGCATCAAAGACAGAGATGAGGCGAAGAGGGTCTTCAAAGAGATGGGGATCTTTATACCATCAGTCTTCAATGCCCTTTACACTGAGACAAGGACTGTTGACGACTGGTTAACCGAGATGATGGCTGATTTTAATATGATGGGAGGGTTAGAAGATCAGCTATCCTCAGTCAGAAAGAGAGAGAATTTTAGATACCACTTACCAGGCTTCCAAGGAATCGTAAAAGACAGTAGGCTGAAGGCTGAGGTAGAATCCATATTTGGCCCAAATGGACACTACATATTTTCAGGCAGTGTCAAACTTACTGAGTCCACATATAAGCAAATCATGAGAACCATTAAGAGGATATACAACAGAACCACATCTGAGGGTAGGTCCAAGCTGTTATTTATTATTAGCACATTGTTGGACACCGTACCATCCAAAACCAGCGATGCTTGGTATATGGACTCTGTGACAGAAATCATAGAGGAGCTGGAGTCTGCGTTGGACGAAGACGATGATGTGGTGATCATGCCAGTGCCAGCCACTAAAATCAGTAATCTGGTCTACAGGGAGAAGGACCCTTTTGAGTGAGCCGGGAGGATGCATCAATGGGAGCCTAGGAGTTTTCTACATAACATGCTTGATGTACGTCTTCAGAGATTATTTGCTTTCTTT